ATCAGCAATCCGCGAACCAACGGCCAATCAACCCAGAACAGCGCGAAAAAGTCCTTCATCCGAGCAACCCTTCCGGCATTGGAGCCTTGTTCCGGCCGCCAACCTTGGCGTCCGAGTTGTACCAATCCATCCACCATTTCGGCATGCCAGTGGGGGCGACACCGCCGTAATAGGGATCGTTGGAGTTATTGGTGCCGCCACCGCTACCTGGGGAGCCGCCGGGCCTTGTTCCCTTTCTTATTGAGGTGGGAGCGTTCGGTACGGCCAAGAGGTTCCCGAACAAACCTTCCAGGAGGTATGACCCCCCTCCGGTGCGGTTGGACCGGGGGATGGATCCGCTCAAAAGCCAATCCAACGATGCAACTGGTTTCGTGCTCATGGTGTACTTCCTTGCGCTGGTGCGGCCGCCTGCTGCGCGGCCTGGGCGGCTTTCATCTGGTTGGCCTGTTGCTGCGCCGCGGCCTGCATGGCGATCTGGCGGGCGTTCCGCTCGCGCTCGACCATGGCGTAGATCTCTTCGACCTTGAGCTGTGTTCCATACTTGAGCTCAAGCTCCTTGGTCTTGAGCCAGAAATCCATCTCGGCCTTGTCGCGTTCGCGATCGTCAGCCATGCGCTCTTTTTCGGCGTCCATCAGGAGCTTCTTGTCCGCGCGATCGTTCTCGGCCTTGATCTTCTGGACCTCCGCCTGAGCAACCATCGTCGCCGGATCGGGCTTCTGTTGGCCGGCGCCTTGGGCCATGGCCTTGAGGTCGTCAGGCGTGACTTCCTTGAAATACTTGGACGCCTCGCGCATGCCATTCACCGCCAGGAGCTGGGCCAGGGCGGCGCGGTACTGGGAGATGTCCACCAGCGGGTTGGTTGGTCCAAGCTGGAGCATGATCGCTTCCTGCTTGGCCACGACTTGCATGAGGAGGTTGGTTTTCTGTTCGACGTTGCCTGTCCCCAGGCCAACGTTCACGATGACGTCCATCTCGGCGTCCCAGGCGGACGGATCCATCTCGACCCACTGGTTCCGGAGGCGGACCATCCGGGGCTTGTCCTGGTGCCGCACGATCTCGCGCAGAAGGCCGCGGAACAGCCGGCGGAAGCCGGTCTCGGCCAGCGTGCGGGCGATCAGCTCCAGGCGCTCCTGGGCGGCCGACATCGTCGCGGTGACGGCAGATTTGGTTGTGCTTTGCAGCACGTCGGGGTCGAGCCCCTGGCTAGCCTTGGAGATCCCGGTGCGCTGTGCCCGGATGTCGTCCAGGTAGGCGACCATCGGGAGGGCCTGCTGCCCGACAAACGGCTCAGAAAGGGGTTGAACCATGCCTGGCTGGGTCATGCGGATGATCCCGCCGGTCTCGACGTTGAGCACGTCGTCCATGTTGACTTGGCCCTCGACCACACCCGTCCTTGGATGGATGACCTGGGCCAAGCTGTCCAAGGTGTTCCGGATGATGTTCGACTTGATGAGCTGGAGGTCCATCACCTGGTCGGCAATCGAGCTCCCGATGACCATGTGCGGCGTCGGATCGGGGCAGAAGATCGCCATCGGGACGAAATCCACCACTTCGTCGTGGAGAACATAGTGATTGTCGCCGACCGTGCAAACTTTTCGCAATTCTGCGATACCATCGCCGTCTTTGTCGATCCGGAGGTAGGTTTCGGTGTAGAAATACCGGTCCATGGCCTCGTCGGAGGTCTCGGACAGCCCCAAAACCTCTTTCAGGGCCGGGTTTCGCGCGACGGCTTCCTGGTTGTGGTCGAAATTGGACGTCGTATTGCCGTGTTCGGTCACTTCGTCGGGGTCGTACCCCATTTCGGTGAGCTCACTCAGCGTCTTGAAGCACCGGTGGCTGACCAAGTCCGCGAAATCCAGGTCACGCGCGTTCCGGGAGATCAGGAATTCCTCCGGCGGCACGGCGACGACCCGCTGCCGCTTGGTTGACTTCTTCTTGGTGACTTTGACGTCGTAAATCGGCTCCGGGGGAGCGTCCATCGGCAGGGTTGGATCGGGTTGGCTGGTTTCCGCCGGCACCTCGATCATTTCCTTGATCTCGACTTCGGGATCGTTGGCCAGGAGGACCATTTCGCTTTCGGAGATCCCGGGGTAGTTCAGCTCCTCGACGACGACCTTCTCCTCGGTCCACCACTTGAGGACGCCCGTTTTCAGCAAGAGCGCATCCTTCACAGCGGAATGGACCAAGGAGAAGCCTGGGTTGTCGACAGTGAACACATAGTTCACATAGTCCGTGGCTTGCTCCGCCTGTTCGACGGCTTCCGCGCGACGCGGCGCGAATTCCACGGGGTATTCGGAGCCCATGAACACCCGCATGAGGCTGGGCATCATGGACAGGATCGTGTCGCGGACCTCGGTCATGACGACCTGGCTGCGACCCTCTTCCTCGTTTCCGAAGAGATCACCGCGATAGTAAGACAGCGCCCGGATACGGTCGGGCGCGATCTCGTCGTCGATGTAATCCTGTGCGTCGTCGATGGCTTCACCAACGGCCGCCTGGAATTCCTCTTCGGTCATCTTGGCCATTGGTTAGCGACCGAGACCCGGCTTGTTGGTCCCCCACTCGTAATCCGTGCCGGCCCACCGACTGTCGTTGATCCCCGCCGTGCGGCTGGGGTAGCTATCGGGGTGCGGACCGTATGAAGGAATTCGGTCGTTGTACATCTTGGTAATGACTTCACTGGGGATGGACCCGCCGGGTGTGTAGACCGTACCCTGGCCGTTCCAGACCGCGTCTTTACCCAACGATTGCGCCCAAGGAGGTGTGAAGTAGCTGTTTCCATCATAGCGCGGCTTGGTCGCGACGCCCGCAGGGCGGCGCAGGCCGGCGCGGTTCCGCGGGCCGGTGAGAAGACGGCGGAGCGCGACAGGGAAGCCCGGGATGTCCCGGATCCGGCCGCTCGTCACTTCGTCACCCAGGAGGCCGCCCGCTGGTAGCGCCCGCAGGACATCAGCAAAAAGCCGCTGGGCCGCGGGGATGCTCGGTTGAGGCAGTAGTGATTGCTGAAGCGAACCGGGTGGGCCGTAGACGTTGAACCCCCGGCCGGGGGAGCCTGTTGCAGCAGGGGTGCCGCCGGTGTTCCAGTTCCCATAGGAGTTGCTGGGGTTCATCGGCGTGGCGCCGGTGCTGTAGGTATAATTTGCACCCGCGGAGTTGGCGCCGCCCCAGTCCTTCGGATTGCTGCCCAGTGAATACGCCATGAATGGATCCTCGCGCGGTTGTTTCAGGAGAACTCTGCAACAAAATTACCAGACTTGTTGGTTGGACGCAAGATCACTGCGCCCAACGCGCAAGCTACGCAACAAAACTACTCGGCGACCTCCTGGTAGTCAGGAATTGTCATGTATGTCAAAGCCGCCTGGAGTTTGCCAATAAGGGAGTAGAAATCCTCGTCCTGGCTCGCCAGGAAGAAACTCCCGTCGGGATGCTCGCCGATCACGATCACGTCCTGGATCTTGGCTCGCATCGCGGATCTCAAAACCCGCTTCGCCTGGACGTCCTGGGTGGCCCCCAGGGCCGCCGCGAGTTCCGCGCGATCTACCCCTGGAAAGCAGAAAACATTTTCCGGAAGCTGTTCCATTTCGATACCTCATACGATCCCTTTGATGCCCCTTTTGACCGGTTTGCCGGGCACCCACCGGGTACCCCGCCCCCCAACTCTGGACTGGATCGAGGCAAAAGTCAGGCACAGCGCGTCCGCCATATCAGGAGATCTCATCCCTCGTTTCTTGAGCTCTGATTTTCCTTCGACTTTCACCTTCCCGTTGCTGGTGAAGGTGTAGGTTGGCGCGACGAGCTCCTGGCGGAGCTGGTCGTCTTTCGGGAGCTTACAGGCACGGGCGTTGAGCCATTCCTTGACCTGGAGCCAGAGTTCGTCCCTCAACTTGGACGCGGTTGGTTCCATGGCAGAGGCTTCCGACACATTCACGTCCCGGACATGGAAGCCCAGCTCCCGCAGGCGGTCGGCAACGCCGGAGCCCAAACCAATGCTGTCCACGCAGATCTCGGCCGGCTTGTCCATCTTGGCTTCGTTCATCACCGCGCCAACCAACTGCATCAGATCCAAGCCGGACCATGTTTTCATTTCTGTGACAACTGACCCTTGTCGCTTGCACAGGACCGAGCGGTCGTCGCCGAACCGCGCCACGTCGAGGCCGTAGATGATGGGCTCTTTTGGAGCGATGGCGATGTCGCGAACCATGGCGGCATCCACCAGTTCGGCAGGAATGAGAGTGTCGTCTTCGCGGAGGGCGAACTCGCCCAGGACGCGAACCCGGAATGCGTTGGAAGTTTCACCGTAGGTATCCTTGATCTGTTTCACGAAGTCGGGGGAGACGCGCGGCGAGTTGAGGCACGAAACGTGCATCGTCTTCCATTCGCTGGACAAGCCGTGGTGCGTCTTGAAGAAGAGCCCTGAGTTGCGGGTCGGGTTTCCGATCAGCACCAGGACGGCGGAGTGGGATGACATGGAGCCGGCGGCACTCTCGAACACGGGTTCGGGGATGGCGGAAGCCTCGTCGCAGATCATCAGGACGTGATCGGAGTGAATGCCGGCCAG